TCATAAGGAGTGCTTATAATTGTTCGGGTTTCACCAATGTAAAGTTATTTGACAAAATGTAAACTTTCCTATATAATTATGTAACGTTTCTTAACGAACGAATGACAACTTCAACGAACAGTATGAAGCGCTATACTACTACTGAGTATGGTAAGCAAAACATTTTTGCTCACGAACCTCAGATAGAAGTACAAGACGTTAACTACTGGGAAAATGCAGAACAACTCAATGGTCGCATGGCGATGATTGGTTTCTTTGCAGCAATCCATAACTACATCTTGTTTGGTGCAGTTATGCCAGGCATCTTTTGATATCAAAAGGTCTTTACACCACTCGCATAGCGAGTCACTTTTAACCCTCAATCCAAAAAGGAGAAAAACAATGACACCAGAAGCAGAAAAGTTTAATGGCTGGATGGCCATGATCGGCATAGTAGCAGCACTTGGTGCTTATGCAACAACAGGTCAAATTATTCCAGGAGTATTTTAAGATGTCTAACGTAGCAATTTGGCAAAGAGCCAACGGTAGGTTTGCAATGGTTGCTTTCTGGGCAGTCGTAGGTGCATACACTCACTTCAAATACTTTACATAACTAAATAATTACTCGTAACTTTATCAGCGAATAGAAACATGGGCGACTTATCAGCCGCATCAGACAGTATATCACCACTAGTAGCAGTCCTCTGGGTTTTTTATCCCATGGCTGCTTTAGTATTGGTTGAACTTATTCTTCGTGCCATCAATGATGATGACGATGATCAAGATGGTGGTAAAGGTATAAGAGTAAGACAGATGGAACCTGTTCCCGTTGCAGTTCCTTCTGGAGCATGATTGATTGGAATCATCACTACTGGCGTTTCGCTGAAAGATGGAATGGTCGTCTTGCGATGATCGGAGTTGTTGGTATATCAATAATTCTCTTCACTAGGTAAAAATACTTGACAGAAACTTAATGTTTCCTATATAATTGTGTAGTATTTATACCTAGTGCAATGCCACAACTATTCTTTTTCGGTTTAATCAGTTTATATTTTGCTTTTAACGGGCCAATAACATCATTAATTTATTCATAAATGTTCCAACTGCTCCACCACTGTACAATTGAATTATTTTTAGCAGTGGTGGGTATTGGGACACTTATTATGTTAGTTACTATATTCACATTCGATCAAGGACAATGATTCCCTTAGCAGTATTATTAACATCTATACCACCAGGTTCTAGGGACTTGCTAGAATTTGGTTTCTTTGTTACAGTAGGTGTAACCGCAGGATCTTTAGGATTATTAGCATGAGTATTGAGTATTCTACAGTTACTGAAGACCAATTAGTTCTTCGTCAACGAGTATTATTAATCCTTTTTAAGAATTTTGGAGAAGGAAAATATTCTAATCAATCAATTTATGAATGTGCTGATGACTGGTGCAGTAAGCAAGTAACCACGAATGGACTTGTCAATTATTACAAAGCATACTATACTGGGGAGAAATATAAATAAATTACTTATAAAAGAAACAATGCAAAAACTAATTAATGTACTTGCTGTTGCGTCTGCTGCTGTATCTGTTGCCGTTGTTGGCACTGTTGGTTACGTTTACGTTAATCGGGAGGCCATCATAGAAGACGTTAAAGAAAAAGCACTTGGTTCAGTCATGGGTGGACTTGGTGGTGCTGGACTTGGTGGATCATTAGGTGGTGACCTTCCTGTAGGTGCTCCTGATCTTGCTCCTTCTACTCCACAAGCTGCTGCTCCTGCTGCACCTACTGCTCCAATTCAGTTCTAATAAAATATTAAGGGTGCTATATAGAAATAGTCACCCTTATTTTTATGCCTGAAGAAGTAAAAGAAGAAGAAAAGGTAGATGTACCAGAAGCTTCTGAAGAAGTTAAAGAAGAAGTTAAAGAAGAAGTAAAGGAAGAAAAACCTAAAGGTATTATAGGAAAGATGGCAGATGCTATTGTTCCTGACCATGACGAACAGATGGCAATCATTAGTACATTTGTTCGCCTTGGTATTTTGGTCTGGTCCGGCGGAATTTTGACTTTGAATTATGTTGCCATCCCAAACTTCCCACAGAAGAATATAGATCCCACGTTCATAGCTTCGGTGTTTACGGGAGTTTTAGCTACATTCGGCGTTCAGACTGCTAAGAATAAGAGTAATGGTAATGGTGCAAAGTCTACACCTTCTGTATCTAAAGCAGATATGGAGAAGTTAATTGAGAAGGCATCACAAACTGCACCTGCACAGATTATTAGAATCGAACAGGCACCTCTTAACTTAACTGCTGCTGCAACTCAACCTAAGAAGGAAGAACCACCTGTTACACTATAAACTGGAGATTTCGTTATGAAAAAATGGATAGGTATAAGTTTAGGAACTCTCTTAGGCATATCACATATAGGAATGATAGGGATGATTGCTCGAAAGGAATCATTCCCTAAGTTGAATTTACCTATCGGTGAATATACTTCTTATAATGTTGTAGCAAATAAGGAAGGGTATAGTATAAACTATAGAGCACATGATCCTAGAGTGTTAGTCAAGTCTGAAGGGGTGGATAGACCTGGTGGATTCTTAGGAATGGGTAAGACAAAAATATCTAAGCATGAACAGTATTATTTGGCACCATCACAGAGTAAGGGTGGTATGAGTCCTAAGATGATTGCTTGTATTAAGAAGAAAGGTGGTGGAGAACAAACAGGTAGATTAGTGGGTGGTGGTCTTGGTACTGCTGCTGTTACTAACACTGGAATTGCATCTATTCCTATAGTAGGATGGGTACTTGCTGGTGCTGCTACAATGATTGGAATGGATCAAGGTGCTGAAATAGGTGGTCAGATGGCTGAAGATCTTGCTAAAGAATGTCAAGAAGATATAGATATAAGTAGTACGATAGAAGAGTAATGAAAAAAATTAAAGAATTACTTAAATCTTCATTCGATAAAGGGGTCGAATTAGATAAGAAGATTTTAGAGAAGATAGAGAAAAAATTTAATCTATCTCCATATCAGAGTAAGTGTGCTAATGCTGCACTTGGATTTATTATTGGTGCTATTCTTCTCTGATGAAAGAAACCAAATGGTCTGCACAGATTTTACTTAACTCAAATAGATTAACTAAGGTAGAATTTATATCACCATCTAATCTAAGAGAGGATGCTGAACAGAGATGTAAAGCATTGTATGGTGTGTCTGATGTCCGTCTATTAACTAGGTTGTGGAACTAACACTCAGTCAGCGAGTCCACACTGAACTAGGCAAAAATTACTAGTCCGTGCTATAAATATGCTTAGTATGGGATTGAAAGATCATGCCCCTGACTCAACAGAGACATTACACAGTCGGTTATCACGACACAGAATTACATCATCACGAGATATGTGAGTACGCTGTAGATTCATATAACGCAATACAGAATTCCAAAGAGGATGTTCCCTATTTACAGGAGCATCCTCATTTTATTGACTATTGTGTGAGTGAAGAAGTAAAACAAGTTGCTGATTTTATGGCAGCAGGGATCCCTATGGGACACTAAATAATGAACAACAATTTAAAACACGAAATTATGTGGTGGATGAGTAGACTTACCATTATGGTTACGTCGATATTTCTTTCTATGACATTAGCAGCACAAGCATATGCTGCTGAGATACAGATGGGTAAGGATGGTATGTTAGTTTTTTCACCATGTGAATTAACTATTAGTGTTGGTGAGTCAGTTACATTTGTGAATAATGAATTACCTCCTCACAATGTTATGTTCGCTGGTCATGATGAATTATCACATAATGACTTAGCATTTTCACCTGGTGAAAGTTGGGAAGTTACTTTTGAAAAGGCAGGTGACTATGAGTTTCAATGTGATCCTCATGCTGGTGCTGGTATGAAAGGCGTTATACATGTCTCATAGTTATAAGAACCCTTCTAAGACACAAGACTTAGGACATGTAGAAGCACAAGTCACTAAAGGTAAGAAGTATTATGATGATCAGGGATGGGAGATCTCTGCACCTATAAGTGATAGAGAATGTATCTATAAGTGTCTAGAAAATTGTGAGCAACTTGCTGGACTTGATCGGAAGCAAGTTAGAAGGTTAATGGAAGAGTTTGAGAGTGGACAAAAGGGTGAGGATGTTGTAGAATTAATATCAGAGTATCCTCCTTTATAACTATGGCATGGGATGACCCACTTGATTTTAAGAAAGAAGGTATCACATTAGATTACAAGACTGCTGGTGTAGATATAGATGCTGGTAATAAATTTGTAGAAAAACTTAGAGAGAAAGCACCAGGTATTGGTGGGTTCGGTGGGATGATAAAAATCCCATCAGGATATAATGAACCCATTTTAGTATCTGGTGCTGATGGTGTTGGTACGAAACTTAATATTTGTCTGGTTGCTAATGACTACACAACTATAGGTCAAGATCTAGTTGCTATGTGTGTCAATGATGTGATTACATGTGGTGCTAATCCATTATATTTTCTAGATTATATTTCTACTCAGAGAGTGGATAATAATGTAGCAGATATTATGGTAGGAGTTATGAAGGGATGTGAGATCGCAGGTATGGATCTTATAGGTGGAGAGACTGCTGAACATCCAAGACAACTTCATTATGATATGGCAGGTTTTTGTACTGGTATAGTAGATAAGAAGGATATTATAGATGGTAAAAGTATTAAACCGAGTGATAGAATCATTGGTATAGAAAGTAGTGGACTTCATAGTAATGGATATAGTCTTGTTAATTATCTGTTGACGAGACATCAAATATTTTATAGTGATCATCCTGAGTTACTTACTCCAACTACAATCTATGCACCAGTAGTTAAGAGATTGTTAAGTGAGATGGATGAAGTATATGGTATGGCACATATTACAGGTGGTGGTATTCCAGAAAACTTACCACGTTGTTTACCTAAAGGATTGAAAGCACATGTAGATTGGAATGCTTGGAGTGTTCCTGAGATTTTCTTAGAGATACAAAGACAAGGTAATATGGATGAGGAAGAAATGAAGAGAGTATTTAATCTTGGTATAGGATATTGTGTAGTGGTTCCTGCCAATAGAGCAGAGTTTGTAATGGATATAATTAGAAGTGAATCACTTAATTGTTGGCAAATTGGTGAAATTGTGTTAGAATCATAGGAGGTATTACAAACACATGGCTATAAAACTTGCTGTTTTAAAATCAGGCGAAGATGTAATCGCTGATATAAGAGAAATGATGGTAGGAGATGAAGATACTCCTCCAGAGAAAAAGAAGGTTGTTGGATATTATTTCATCAAACCTTGTGGTGTAACATTAAAGAACAAGGCTATTGATGTTAATGAATCTGCAGATGATTCATATGAACTTAAATTGTTTCCTTGGTGTCCTTTAGCTAAGAATGATGCTATCCCTATGAGTACTGAGTGGGTAGTTACTTTAGTAGAACCAGTTGACAAATTAAAGGAAATGTATGAGACTGAAGTACTAAACAAATTTAAAGACGTATTAAAAACAAGACAAGAAGAGGAAGAAGCAAATGCAAGTCAAAGTTCTGGTGCTGACGAGCAAACAGATTCTAGTAAGTCAGATTGAGGAAGTTGCTCCTATGGATATAGGAGATCCAAATTGTAAATTAATTGAACCATTTATACTGGGAGAGAATGATACACTCTCTCCTTGGTTAATAGATGTTACTAATGATAATGAATTTATGATGTGTTCTGATAAGATACTTACATTAGTTGATCCTAAACCTACACTCTTAGAGAAATATCAAGACTTGATTAAATGAAGTTCTATACTAATGTGCAATTGATTGGGAATAAGTTCCTAGTTCGTGGTTATGATAATGGTGAGCATATTCAATTTAGGGATGATTATAATCCTACTTTATTTGTCCCCACTAAGAAAAAGTCTAAGTATAGAACATTAGAAGGTGAAAAGGTTGAAGCTATTCAACCTGGTTTTGTGCGTGATTGTAGGGAGTTTTATAAGAAGTATCAAGATGTTGAGAACTTTAAAATCTATGGTAATGATAGATATGTCTCACAGTATATTTCTGACAAGTATCCTGAGGATGAGATTAAGTTTGATGCATCTAAGATTAGATTAGTTACTCTTGATATTGAGGTTAAGTCTGAGAATGGTTTCCCAGATCCTGAGGCAGCAGCAGAGGAGATATTACTTATATCAATACAAGATTATAATACTAAACAGATTATAACTTGGGGTGTTAATCCATTTGATAATAAGCAGGATAATGTAAAGTATATTGAGTGTCCTAATGAGTGGACTTTACTTCAAAGGTTTATTGATTATTGGAATGATAATATACCTGATGTAGTAACTGGATGGAACATACAGTATTATGATATCCCATACCTATCTAAGAGATTGAATAGGGTGCTTGGAGAGAAGGAGATGAAGATGTTATCTCCTTGGGGAATGAATACTGAGAATGAGATATTCATTATGGGTAGAAGGCACGTCTATTTTGATGTTGCTGGTCTTACGCAGTTAGATTATCTTGACTTGTATAAGAAGTTTACTTATAAGGCACAAGAATCATATAGATTGGATTATATTGCTAGTGTAGAAATTGGTGCTAAGAAGTTAGACCACTCTGAGTTTGATACTTTTAAAGATTTCTATACAGGTAACTGGAAGAAGTTTGTAGATTACAACATCATTGACGTAGAACTTGTTGACCGTTTGGAAGACAAGATGAAATTGATTGAATTGGCATTGACTATGGCATATGATGCTAAGGTCAATTATCAGGACATCATGTTCCAAGTACGCACATGGGACACAATAATATATAATTACTTAAAGAAGAGGAATATTGTTATTCCTCCCAAAGATCAGAGTGATAAGAACGAAAAATTCGCAGGTGCTTATGTCAAGGAACCGAAACCAGGACGCTATGATTGGGTGGTCAGTTTTGACCTTAATAGTCTGTATCCTCACCTTATTATGCAGTACAACATTTCCCCAGAGACCATCAGGGAAACTAGACATTCCAGTGCGAGCGTTGAAGGGATCTTAAATGAGGAGGTTGAGATTGGTAGTGAGTATGCTACCTGTGCTAATGGAGCACAATATAGAAAAGATGTGAAGGGATTCCTTCCAGAATTGATGGAGAAGATGTATGCGGAACGTGTTGTATTTAAGAAAAGGATGCTCGCAGCGAAGCAGGAGTATGAGAAGACACCCACGGTTGCTCTTGAAAAAGAGATTGCCAGGTGTAACAACATCCAAATGGCAAAGAAGATTTCTCTTAACTCTGCTTATGGTGCTATCGGCAATCAGTACTTCAGGTATTATAAACTTGCTAATGCAGAAGCAATTACTTTGTCTGGCCAAGTATCCATACGTTGGATAGAAAATAAGATGAACCAAAAGGTCAATAAGATCTTAAAAACAGAAGGTGTTGATTATGTTATTGCTTCAGATACTGATTCCATTTACTTGCATCTCGGTCCTTTGGTTGACGCTGTATACGAGGGCAGAGAGAAAACTACTGAAGGCGTTGTTTCGTTCCTTAATAAGGTGTGTGAAACTCAATTTGAGCCTTATATTGAAAGTTCTTACCAAGAATTGGCCAACTACGTAAGTGCCTATGATCAGAAGATGCAGATGAAGAGGGAGAACATTGCCGAACGTGGTATATGGACTGCCAAGAAAAGATATATTCTAAACGTATGGGATAGTGAGGGTGTTCGTTATGAAGAACCCAAACTAAAGATGATGGGTATTGAGGCAGTTAAATCCTCTACACCAGCACCTTGTCGTCAAATGATTAAGGATGGTTTGAAGATCATGATGAATGGGACAGAAGATGAGGTAATTAAGTTTATTGAGGATTCAAGAAAGAAATTTAAGACTCTACCTCCAGAAGAAATTGCCTTTCCAAGGTCAGCAACTAACGTAGAAAAGTATAAGGGATATTCTACAATATATGCCAAAGGAACTCCTATACATATACGTGGTGCCTTATTGTATAACCATTATGTTAGTAAGCATAAGTTAGATAATAAGTACTCTCTCATTCAAAATGGTGAGAAGATTAAATTCTGCTACCTGAAGAAACCGAATATTATTCAAGAGAATATTATTTCTTTTATTCAGGATTTTCCGCATGAGATTGGTCTTAATAAGTATATCGATTACGATTTGCAATTTGAGAAGTCTTTTGTAGAACCACTTAGGATTATTCTTAATGCTATTGGTTGGAATGTAGAGAAAACAGCAACTCTGGAGGCATTTTTTTCCTAATGCAATTACCTATTAACGACAAAGATTTGGATACAATTATCAATGCTCTTTCTTTAGGTGGAGATACTAGACTCTATTTTTTACTAAAGAATGTTCGTGATAATAACAATCTACAGAAAGATAAATTTGATATGGCTGAGTGTGACATCTAATGTTTTTTGAAAAAGTGAGTCTTGTTACTGGTGGTTTTGATCCTATACATAGTGGACATATATCATACTTTAAACGAGCAAAGGATTTATCTAATTACCTTGTAGTTGGATTAAATACTGAAGAATGGTTGCCCCGTAAGAAAGGTCAGTACTTTCAATCTTGGAAAGAACGTGCAGAGATCATTCGCCATTTGGATATGGTGGATGCAGTTATATCTTATGATGATTCTGATGAATCTTCTTGTGAAGGTATTGCTAAATGTTTAGACATTGCACAGACTGTTATTTTCTGTAATGGTGGTGATAGGGGTAAGACAAATACTCCCGAACTTGTCAAATATGGAAATGATGCTAGAGTAGAATTTAAGTTTGGTATTGGTGGGGATGATAAAATGAACAGTAGTTCTTGGATCCTTCATGGATATTTTGAGCGTCAACGTAAACTATTAGGAATATGAGTTTATCAACCCAAGTACAAGAGTCTCTAAGAGACGCACAAGGAAATCTACGTAATGCATTAGCATATGCAGCACGTACTGAATCCGCTTATACAAGTAAGCATATTGCTGATATGCTATCTAAAATAGAAGCGATTATTGATGCAGAAGATTTTATCCATCAAGTAGAAGAAAACTTTGGAGGAGAGGAATGATTTTAGTATTCATTATTGTAGGATTACTATTCTTTATTATGGGGTATGGATTATACCTCACTATAGGACCAGGTAAAGTAGATTTACGTGACCCTATTGATGAACATGCTAAAATGCATGAACTGGGTATCGCACATGGGCATGGTGGAAGTAAAGATGCTTATGAAATGTCTGGTAAACTTACACACAATCATGATGATTAATTATGGATTTTCTTAAAGAGATTGTAAAAGAAATAGGGGATGACTACACCCAACTCGCAAAAGACATCGACGGAACAGAAGAATACATCGACACAGGTTCGTACATCTTTAATGGATTGGTTAGCGGTTCCATTTATGGTGGCGTATCTACTAATAAAATTACTGCCATCGCTGGTGAGTCCTCTACTGGGAAAACTTTCTTCTCCCTCGCAGTTGTCAAGAATTTTTTGGACAATAATCCTGACGGTTACTGTCTTTATTTCGATACTGAAGCTGCTGTTAATAAGTCCTTATTAGAATCCCGTGGTGTAGATTTAAATCGTACAGTTGTTATTAATGTAGTTACAATTGAAGAGTTTAGATCCAAGGCACTTAAAGCAATTGATAAATATCTTCAAATGCCTATAGAGGATCGCAAACCGTGTATGTTTGTGTTAGACTCACTGGGTATGCTCTCCACCGAAAAAGAAATTAGAGACGCACTAGATGATAAACAAGTGCGTGATATGACCAAATCACAACTGGTGAAGGGTGCATTTAGAATGTTAACTCTTAAACTCGGCCAAGCGAATGTCCCACTCATTGTCACGAATCACACGTATGATGTCATCGGCGCTTATGTACCAACTAAAGAGATGGGAGGGGGTTCGGGACTCAAGTATGCAGCGAGTACAATCATTTATCTCAGCAAGAGCAAAGAAAAAGATGGCAAAGAAGTCATCGGAAACATTATCAAAGCTAAGACAGTCAAGTCACGTTTGAGTAAAGAGAATAAGCAGGTTGAGATACGTTTGTATTATGATGAACGTGGTCTTGACAAGTATTATGGTCTTCTAGAATTAGGAGAGATAGGAGGACTATGGAAGAATGTTGCTGGTAGATATGAGATGAATGGTAAGAAAATATATGCTAAACAAATCCTTGCTAATCCTGAAGAGTATTTTACTCCAGAAGTAATGCAAGCTCTTGATGAGATTGCTTCCAAAGAATTTAGTTATGGTTCATGACAATTTGGCAAAACTATATTAGTACCTATAGGTCAATGTTGCCCTGTAAGATTGAGAACTTATGGGCATCATGGCAAGCAAAAGGAACATCCTTAAATGCGATAGATCATTCCCATCAGTATCTACTTAAGTCAAGGCAGGTAGATATATCTGATGGTAAGAATGTTGATATCTTTAATTGTATAGCCTATCCAAAAACAAATGCAGATGTTCCTACAGGACTTCTTCCTTGTTTTGGTATGGACTTGATGAAGTTTTCTCCCAAGAAAATTATCATAGTTTTTGATTTCCAACAT